AAAAGTCGATTATATCATCAGCACTTGTAAATCCTGTGCGATGATTTGATGGATCTGGATCTCCAAGATCCATCGCATTCATAAAGTCATCTAGACTTCCTTCTTGCATCTCTGGATTATTTGCTGCACGCCTTGCTCTACGAAGCATTGCCTCTGCAGATCCATTTGACTTTGCAAGTTTCTGAGCCCAAATCATATCTTCTATTAGGACTTCCTCACGCCTTGCAATTCTACCACAAATACTCTCCATGCGGAGTCTATATTGAGAAGAAAGCATTATATCCCTCGTTTAGTTTTATTTATCGGTATCCATTTCTTTTAACAAATTTCTAACGATATTTTCTGTTCCGTCCATTTCTTTAATAGTATATAAAGGAGACTTCATATACTTTTTAATTTTTTTGTACTTTTTAAGAAGGTTATTGACCTCATTTTTGTTAATGGAGACTTCTATACTCTCTTCACTAAAACCTTCACTCATCTTTTTTTCTTCTTTTCTGTTGGTTTAATTCCCCAAAGTTTGGGATTCACTCTTCCATATCCAAAATCAATCTTTTGAACTGCACCTGGACCATACTTGTCATAGTACATATCAAAAAGATCTACTCTTTTACGGCACCTAGTTAAATCCATAAAAGTTTCTCCTTCAACTTTATACCAGATACAATATGCATCATTTGGGAATGAAGGATCTTTGGCCCTATCCAAATCAGTTTTTTCAAGAAGAATTTCACATCCATATTCATGAGGCAGAGCACTAATAATTTTTCTCTTACTTTCTTCTGCCATTGCTTTCTCCTTTAATGCTGTCACGAACGACCTCCCCAAACAATGTCAGGATAAGCTTCTGCAACAATTTCTTTTGTGATTTTATATTTTTCTGAAAGTTTCTTATCCTTAACCAAGATAAGAAGTTCTGCTTCTAGAGGATGAAGTCCTTCAAGGATTTGAATAAACATAGTCTCCCTACGCATAGACTTAAGTCCATCATTTCCACCCTTCACAAAGTTGTAGAGTTTAGAGTGTTCTCTCCTCAAAGAAGTATGTCCAGCAGAAGCACTTTCAGATAGACCATTAAAAGTTACTCTTTCATCAGAACCAGAGATTTTACTATTTACTTTATCTGTAAGAGTTCCTCCAAGAGATGTCTGATCCTTTAAGCTGGAATAAGGAACATGACCTTCAGGGAGAAGAGAGATTACACTTTCGTCAAAGTTCCAAATAAAAATAGTTCTAAGAGAAGGATCATCATACTCCCTCAAAATATTAATCTTGGATGCTTTTGTTCTTTGCTTAGAAACCAAATCAAAAATTTCAAACAAAAAAGCATTTGGTTGAAGTTTTTCTGGAAGAGAACTTTTACTAGTTGCCTTGGTAGAAGTTCTCTTTTTAGTCGTTGTAGTAGACATAATTAAAAATTACTTAACTTGTTTTTTATTCGTCGTCATATTCATCTTCGTCATATTCGAAACCATTTTCAAAGCGAACTGCTACTATTTCATCAGGAATAAGATTTCCATTTTCATCCATGAATTCTGGATGTAAATATGGAGGTCTTGTCTCTAAGAAATGTCTGTTAGCAATCCAACCAATAATTCCTCCTATCAAAAAGAACATTATAGTAAACATTGTCGAAAATGTTACCAGATAAATTGACTCCATTTTTTTACTCCAAAGATTTATTTTCTTTTAATATTAAATTTGATTTGAAAATAAAGCTCTTTGGAAAAGAAAGAGATTGTTTTTTCAAATCCTATTTGAAAAACTTTTAGGTCCTCCTTCTTTTTCTGACTCTTTCGGAGCATAAGCTCCACACCTTTATTTATTGATAGACTTTTTCCTTCTTCCCGGTCTTTTGTCATGACTATATTTCCAAGCATCCTCTAGGATACTATAAAGATATGTTTTAATTTTTCTTGCTTGTGGTTTTGGAATATGTCCATATGCTTCACGAAGCATTTTGTGATTGTTATCAGTTCCTCCTTCAAGATATTCTTCTAATTCATTTACCAAATCGGAAATTTCAACAGAAGTTTCACTACTAATAAACTCTTCAACTTGCTTTCTTGTTGCTTGACGTGTTTTTAGATAATCATAAAACTTCAATACAAACTTATTTTCAAAGGCATAATCAATTGCTTGATCTACATCAAAGTAAACTTCGTGAAAATTAGTGTCCATTAAATAATTTTATTCTCCGAAAGGTACTGCAAAGTTTCTGTACATCCTCCAATTAACTTTTCATCAAGTAAAACTCTTGGAAAGGTAGATCTCCTACCAAACCTAACGTAAAAGTCGTCTCGATTAAAATCAACATCAAGTTTCTTAACTTCATATTGAAGATTTGCATACTCTAAAAGTTTTATTACTTTAGAGCAGTAAGGACAATTGTCCTTAGAATAAACTACGAATTTCATATCAAACAAAAACCTGAAAGTTATTTAGTAATAAAGGGAACGCCTTCTGCCTCTGGTAAAAGAATAAGTTCTTCAAATTCAGAAAAACTATCATGTGGACATGCAGGAAGACCTTGTTGGCCTGGAAGTTGTTTATCAGTTGTTGATGTTATATCAATAACTTGATCCATAATAAACCTGTTCTTTCTATATGCCCTATTAGCAGGACTAAATGATACCATCATTCTTGCATCTTCTAAAGTAGCACAGTCAGCAATTCTTTTGCCATTATTTAAATCAATCACAGAATAATTTTCATGCATGATATGCTTTCAGATCTGGATTTGGTTGAGAAGGAACAACAGGATTGCGACTTACATTCTTGATTACAATAAAAGCATCCTTCTGGTAAGTGATAGTTCCAAAAGGTTTCGCCCACTTTGGATTTGCGTCTGGATGAGTTGCGGTTCCCGTTGCGGCAACACCTCCAATATCAACCCTCAGTTCATCTTCAGGGTCCCATCCAAGTTCTTGAAGGGCAATGGCAAACTGCCCAAGCATATTAGCGCTTGTGTTCTTTTTCTCTGTCATTGGTCTCACTCCGTGGTTCTTCATTATACAATGGTTTACCTGGCCTGTAAAGTTGAGGCCAGGTATCTCTCAGCATTTCTGAGACTTTATGAGGTGTTTCAGAGTTAATCATTTCTAGGGATTGTGATCTTTATTTCCCTTTACTTTATTATAACCCCAAACAATAAGAGCGCCAGCACCGACGCCTACGATACAACAGATAATCATATGTCCTATGTGGTGAATCATTTGTTTTTAGTTGACCAAGTTAATTCTAACGTAGTTGCCAGTAAAATGGCAAATGCAAATATAAAAAGATGAGGCATCAATTTACGGTAACGTGTCCAATCATTCCAGCGCCTTTATGAGGATCACACCAAAAGGTATACTCACCAGGAACATCAAAGGAAACGTCAAAGGATTCTCCAGGAGAAAATGCCAGACCTGTATGGCTGAGCTCGGGATGACCATCAACAATGACATTGTGAGGAGGTAGCACGTTATTGATAAAGTGGATGCTATCACCAGCAGCAATTGTAACTTCTGAGGGTTCAAAGACTAGTCCTCCATTATAACCCATCTGAACATCAACGGCCCAAGCAGGAAGCGCAAAGAAAAGAGTTGCGATAAGTGCGAAAAAGAACTTCATAAAAGTTTATGTAACTTCACTATCTATACTCTTTATATTCTTATACTTGGGATTTGTCAGGCATTCCTGATCAATCATTTCAGAGAACTCGTCTGCACATTTTATCCAAGTTTTTCTTGCTGTTGATGCTAATGGATCTTTATTCATCATCATTTCATACCAGATATTCCATAATAGCTTACACTCCTCAGACTTCTTCTGAAGATGTGGTTCCTTGTACATTGGAACCTATGGGATGTGTGCCCTTGACTTTAACTATTTAATGACCCAACCAATAGTATCATTAATATATGTTAAAGTTATTACAGAACTTGGTATGTCAATAACAAGATCGGCAGGTGTTCCCATAATACTTTTACCGTTTCTAGATACAGTAATAGGAACTGATGCAGTAGAAGTAGATCCTCCAATACCAATTACTATTTCGTTTCCAGGATTTGGACTGCTTGGAAGTTGGACAACATTACAACCATCACCAGCAATGATATAATCTCTATTTACAGCGGTGATGTCACTAGTCGGAATTCTTAAGCTACCATAAGTAGACTTTACAGTATTTTCAAACGAATTAATATTCGAAAGATTATTACTGTCATCAATTACTTCTACATTTTTAACTTTAATTGCCATCTTCGTGTCTCCACTCGGCGGTTTCTAAATCTATTTAGATTTTTGAAACAATTGATCTATCTCATATTTTCTACCTTGACTACTCCACCAATGGTTTATTTCCATATTAGATTTTATATTAATATATGATGGATCAGAAATCCAGGTCCTATCAAAATCTATATTCTCACAGAACAAAGGAAAACAATATACACCCCCAAAGAAGTTAGTATATATTATATTTTCAATTTGAGGAAGAAGCCAAGAATAGGCATAAACTTGATTTGCTCTTGCCATTCTATCCCTCCCCTTATATTCCAAATAAAATATATCTTCGGGTATATAATTTTCAACTAGATTTTTTGCGTGCTCTCTACTTATCAAATAAGCACATCCCGACCAGTCATCGAAACATCTATCTCTAAGTTTAAAAACAGTATCATCAAAACGAAAATGATACATCTCATCTCTGACAATACATAACTGAACAATATTCCAATCATCTGGAAGTCTTTGGAAAAATTCATTCCAAGTAAATTTCCAATACTTTAATGTGGTAAAATCTATGTCATCTTCAAATATAATAGTATAAGGTTCTTTAGTATTTTCATACCAAGACTTAATAGTCTTTAAGTGAGAAGTAACTGGTCCTCTTCCTGGAGGATTAAGTTCTAAAGTTTCATGTTCAATTGTATGTTTACTGTCATCATATTTTTCATATATGTGAGTTGTATATCTTTTTATTCCATACTTTTTAAAATTGTCATACATTATCTTCCGTCTATCAAAAGACTGAGTAATGCTTATACAATTTACTGAAGGAAAATCTTTAAGTTTATAAAAATCAAAAAAGTCATTTACCTTTTGCTTCACTCTTGACAATCTATTATTCCACCAATACAAAACATTGTCCTGTATTTTCTGAAGTTCGATCTTATCATTCAAAAGTTCTTGGCATTTATTTTCTGCTTCTTGCCAAGAATTAAAAAACAACCAAGGTGGGTTTTCTTCAAAAACAAAGGTGTCTTTTATTTCTTCTTTACTACCAACTACAATAGGAATAGCACCAACCATAGAAGACTCATATAGTCTCATACAATTTAAAGAAGCATTCCCTCTACCACAAGGAGCAAAAATTGTGTCCGAATATATTTTAGACATCCTCTCTGCTGAAATACCATTCTCACATTTATATTCTGGCATTCTTGTAAAATTGTTATAGAGTTCTTTCCTGTCAGACTTATTCATATCACCAACATAAGACCAATTTAATTTCCTTTCAGAAATTTTTGGAACTACTTTGGGGACATAATATCCACTACTATACCCAAGAGGTATATTTACAGTATTAATTCTATACTGATAGTTTTTGTGATGTTGTTTTCTTAAAAATAACTCACAATGATCCGCAATAGTATTATGAATCTGAAGGTCTTCATACCAAAACTCATCAGAGAGTTGAATGACTATTCTGGGGTTAGTTTTTTTAACACACTCTAAAACATCATCAAAGG